GTGACACGGCAGCAGTTGCTTACGCAGTCGACCGCAGAACACACAAGCGCTATGTCATGGACGTTCACGTCATGAGCAGCCCCACACCTGCAGCGATTCGCACTCTGATTCGAGAATGGACTGATGCTTACAAGCCTCACACCGTCATCGTTGAATCCAATGCGTTTCAGCTTTTCTTGACACAAGACGAAGAGATTAGAAACTTTTTGTCTACTCGCGGTATTAACTACCGCCCCCACTACACAGGTAACAATAAGCAAGACCCAGAGTTTGGTGTAGCTTCTCTGGCTCCATTGTTTGGAACCGTAACCAAGCGTGACGGAAACAATAATAACTTAAAGCATGCTGGCGATAACATAATCGAACTGCCAGACTCTTCACGTAATGAACATATTAAGAAACTGATAGAACAGTTGGTTGTTTGGCAACCAGGAGTTCAGGGTAAGAAGCTCAAGATGGACGCTGTGATGGCGCTCTGGTTCTGTGAGATTGTAGCTCGTGACGTTCTATTAACTTCAGCTGGTATACCAAACTTTTTAAAGAATGAATTTACTCCCCAGAAGCAAATCGAAGATAGATACATTGTAAATCTAGACGATTTAGCTGCTGCACAGCGAATAGCGAGATTGTGATAATGAAAGAACTTGTAAATGCATATGAGCAATTAAAGGCTCGTAATGCTGAGCGCGATAAGCGCATGCGCGAAGTTGCTTTGGTTCGGTCAGGTAATGCCGACCAAGTATTTCGTGGCTTGTTTCCAGAAGGAACTTGGTCTAAACCTATTATCGCCAACCTAATTGACGTGGTTGCTCGTGATGTTTCTGAACAGGCGGGTGTATTACCTACCATAACAGCTGCTGGAGATTCATCCCTTGATGATTCACAGCGAACCAAGGCTGATAAAAGAACTAAAGTTGCAAATTATTATGTTGCTGCATCTCGTCTTGGAACAGAGCTACTGCGTGGCGCAGACCAGTTAGGAACATACGGATTCTGTGTATTCCGAGTTGAACCTAACTTCAAGGAAAATAGACCGCACATCCATGTTGAAAACTCTATGGGTGCGTATTACGACATGGACAGGTTCGGAGAAGTATCTGTTTATTGTCGTTCGTATTACCGCAAAGCTGGAGATTTAGCAGCTAAGTTTCCAGAACTAGCAGACAAGATTCTACAGACAACAGCATTCGGTAGAACCGATTCAAACGAACTCCTAGAAGTCGTTCGTTGGACTGACAAGAATCGCACAGTTATGTTTATACCAAGTCGTGGAGGTGCAATCCTTGCCGAAACACCAAACAAAATCGGTCGAGTCCCAGTTGCAATTGCTCAGCGCCCTTCGCTGGATGGTGAAGTCCGAGGCTCGTTCGACGACGTTCTTCCTGTATATGCAGCTAAGGCGCGACTTGCGCTCCTCACTATGGAAGCTGTTCAAAAATCTGTTGAAGCTCCTCTGGCTCTACCCACCGATGTTACTCAACTATCTGTTGGTCCAGACAGTGTCATTCGTTCGAACAGTCCTGAGAAGATTCGTCGTGTTAATCTTGACGTTCCTCAATTTGCGTTCGCGGAGAACAATGTTCTAGCCGATGAAATGAAACTTGGAACTCGCTTTCCTCAAGCACGTGCAGGACAAGCAGAAGGTTCTATTGTTACTGGTCAAGGTGTCAAGGCACTTATGGCTGGATTCGATTCACAAATTAAAGTTATTCAATCAATCCTTGGCGAAGCAATCGGTGAGGCAATCTCTATCGCATTTGCTACCGATGAAGCATACTTCCCAACGCTATCTCGTGAAGTATCTGCAACAGCCAATGGCGTTCCATATAAATTAAAATACAAACCATCAATCGATATCAACGGCAATTACGGCGTAACAGTTGAATACGGATTGATGGCAGGACTTGACCCTAACCGAGCATTGGTATGGGGTCTACAAGCACGAGGCGACAAGCTAATCTCACGAGGAATGCTACGTCGTAATCTACCAATTTCGCTCAATGCTGGAGAAGAAGAGCGAGCAATTGACATTGAAGAGATGCGTGATTCGTTGAAAGCATCTATTTCACAGCTTGCAGCTGCGATTCCACAAATGGTTTCGCAAGGACAAGACCCAATGTCACTTGTTGAAAAGATGGCAACTGTTATCGACGAGCGCAAGAAAGGCACACCACTTGAAGAAGCGGTAGCCAAAGCGTTTAAGCCAGAACCAGCACCACAAGCACCACAAGAACCACAAGCACCAGCAATGGGGCAACCAGAACAACGAGCAGGTATGGGTGGCGAAATGCCACAGATGCCACAAGGTAGACCTGCAATGCAGGAACTACTAGCAGGATTGACTGGTTCAGGCAATCCAGTTCTCGCAGGACGAGTAACTCGACAAATACCAGCATAACTAAGGAGAAAAAATGTTTGGAAAGCAAGGAAAGGCAGCGAAAGCTCCAGTTCACCCAGGACACGCAGGCAAGAAGAACGGCGGTAAGGGCGTAGGACTAGGACAGGTTGCAAAGCCAGCTGCAGTTAAAGGCATTAAAGGCAACAACAACAAGATTAAGTAAAGGATAACCATGGCGAAGAAACCGTATAAGTATCGCCAAGCCAAGAAAGACGCTAAACCTGCAGCAAAGAAAGCTTTTCCAGGAAAAGTAAAGGCTGCACGTAAAGACATCACAGGCAAGATTACTGCTGAAGATAGACTAGCGCTCAAGGATATGGCTGATACTGCCAAGAAAGAACTTGGCAAGAAGGCTTATCTAAGCAAGGCTGAATATAATGCTATGCAAAAAGCGGAACTTGAAAAATTCCAGCAATCTATGGCAGATGAATTTGGCGAATACGCTGGCAAAAAAGCAGGAGATGGAGATAAGCCTGCTAAATCAGAAGTTAAAGTAACTGATAAGCGCACACCTCTTGAAAAGAAAGCGTCTAAGAAAGCTGCAGCTAAAGAAGTCAAGAAGAACACTAAGAAGTTTGTTCAAAAAGGCTCTAAGACAGTAGTGGATACACCTGTATCTAAAGGTGGACCAGTAGAAAAAGCGCTTAAGGCTGAGAAGAAGATGACTCGTGCAGAGAAGTCTGCTGCTAATAAAGCAAAGTGGGCAAAGATGACACCAGCAGAACGCAAAGCCTGGGCATCGCAACGTCAAGTAGGTAATGCACCTGCTAAACAATCTATCAAGATTGATAAGAAAGAACTAAAAGCAGGAGTTGAACAATATAAGAAAGACTTCCCAGAGCGCTTTACTAAAAAGCCAGAAGGTAAAGCAGCTGTAACAAAGCGTGTAACGCTTGCAGACCTTAAGAAGAATGAAGCTAAGGGTCTGGAAGAAGCCAAGGCACGTGTTGCTGCTAAGAATAAGGCTCTTGCTAATTCTGCTAAAGGTAAGACTCAAACACCACAAGCAGTAGAAGCAAAGAAGCAGGCTGCAGCAAAGCCAGAAGGCAAGCCAGCAGCAAAGAAGGCAACACCAAAGAAGTTTGCAAAAACTCGTGCAGTTGGTCGCGGTGGTGTATACGGTGCGGTTGCAGGTGAACTAGTTAGCTTAGCTAAAGGTTCAACTAAAAAAGACTTTAATGAAATCAATCGTCTTGAAGCAAAGCTTGCATCTCTTACTGGAAAAAATAAGAGCAAGGCAACATCTGCTCGTCAAGGAGCACAGCAACAGTTATCTCAACTTGCAGGATTAGCAACCATGGGAGTTGTTGGAAAAACTCGTCGTCAACGTATGGATGAGTTAAACAACTTAATCGGTAAAGCTGAAACAAAGAAGGCTAAGGAAAACAAGGGTCTTCGTTACGGCAAGATGGGCGAATCACTAGTCCCAGGAACTGCAGCATATAAAGCTGGTTCTAAGACAAGACCAACAGTATCTTCTACTGGCGGTGGTTCAACTACTAAAGTTGATTCAAGTAAATATACCGTGAAGAAGGGCGATACCTTGTCAGGTATTGCAAAAACTGCAGGAGTATCTTTATCAGAACTCCGCGCAGCGAACCCTAGCATTATGAAAAATAAAAAGTATAAGCAGGGTTCAATGATTTGGTCAGGAACAAAGGTTAATATTCCAAAGAAGTAGGTAAATAAATGTCAATGATGCAACCTTCGGGTCCAGGTCCATTCGCAAAGCGAACAGACCGCCAGGGAGTTAAGCGACTTCCTAACGCCGAATACGGCGAGCAGAAGCAATTCCAAGCAGAACAAGCAAGCGCACCGATGGCAAAGTCACCTACACAACAAATGCCACAAATGAATCCGTCGGCAAATGTCGTTCCTTTAACAGCAGCCACCCAGCGACCAGATGAACCTGTAACCGCTGGTGTGGATGCTGGTCCTGGTCCTGGCTCAGAAGTGCTAGGTCTTAAAACACCAGTAGATAACCAATTAAAAGATTTAACCAAGTTGGGTAAGTATCTACCATTAATGATGCAGTTTGCGGATTCTCCAGATTCAACTGGAACCATGAAAGCTTTTGTTAAATATTTACGGAGTCAATCAGAATGAAGATACTCAAGAAGTTCGAAGAGAACCTTGAATACCTTGGATTTGAAATGGCTCCGATTGCTTGGGATTTAGCCAAGTTTCCTTTCGAATCCGATGATGACCGACTTTCAGTATTAGAGGAATTAACGGCTAAGGAGGCTACACCTAATGTCCCTAACAGAATGGTGGAGTGACCCTTCCGTAACACAAACCCCTGAGAAGACACCAAAACTTTCTAAGGTTGACAAGTTCAAGAAAGAACAAGACACCACAAAAGTTGGCAAAGTTGAACAGGCTATTGTTCCTAAAGTAATGGGAGCTATTGAAGCTGGAAGTAAGAAGCCAGTGCTTGGCAGGATTATTAATCCTGCAATGGATTTACTTGGCTTTATTGGTGAAAAGGTTGTTCAGCCAATAACTCAAACAGTTTCTGCTGGACTACTTACACCACAAGCCATGGCTAAAGGCAAAGGTGGGGTAACCGAAAGTTACCGTTATTCAAAGAAACAAGCTGAAAAGATTTCAATGGGGCAGGCAGCAGCTAGCGCTGTTGGAAAACTTACATCTCCTGTTCTTGGCAAGGTAAGCCAAACATCTTTTCTTCAAGAAGATTTTGATGTATTTAATGAGCGTCAACGAGATAGAGCATTCCGTGATGAGTGGGCTGGAATCGTTGCATCTGGAGTTACAGATTTAGCACTTGCTGCATTTGGCACTAAGGGTGCTGGTATTGCCGTTCGTGGTGCTGGAAAAAAAGTAGTAGGTCCAAAGCGTCTTGCTACTACAGATGACATGGATGTCTTCAGAACAGAACTTGAAGATATTGTGGCACAAAAAGATTTGCCAGTAGAACAACAGACCAGAACTGGTTTGTCTGTATTGGTAGATGACGCTGTTAATGAAACAAACTTAACTAAGCTTGCTTCTAATCCGCTAATATCTGAAACATCTAACCCATATCGAACAGCAACAATTATTTCAAGATTGGATAATCACCAAGACGTGGCTGATTATCTGCTCGCAGAACGTGGAGATACCGCTGCCTTTCAGCGTTTCTTTGAACGTCGTCCGCTAGAAGCAGACCATCTTGATAACTATGGAATCAAGGACGCAAAGCCAATAACAAACTTTGCAGAGATTGGTTTGGATGCAATTGACCCAGCAATGGTGTCAAGGTTTCAATCAATCATTGATGCCAAGAAAGCCGAAGACCCTAACTTTGCTCGCGCCTTAGATGACTTCATGGAAAAGGCACGTGCTGGCGTTATTGAAAGCTATCGTCCAGGACGATTTGCTGCGCTAGAACAAATTGGTTTAGCGAAGAAGAAAATTAAATCTCAAGCGCTATACGGCGACCTAAAGATGTTTGGTCAAGATGCTGATGGTGGCTGGAAAACTCAGGTTTACCAGACACGCACATACGATAGAGTTATTCGCACTATTGCTTGGGTTGGCTCAGGTCGTCCACAAGGTTACATCAACATATCTAACCCACGTAAGTTTGAAGCAGCCAATGACTTACTATCTGACCTAAACCGTTTGCAGTTTCTTAAAGGAGCAGAGGGCGCTAAGTATAAGCGTCGTATGGTCGAGATGTTTCTTGATGCACAAAGCGATACACAACGTGCTATCGCACTTGGTCGTATTGAAGAAAGCGTCATGGGTCGCCTTGCTAAGCACTACGGTGTCAACGATATGCAAGATATTGCCAACGTTCAAGACGCTGTAAAGCAGATTAAGAACTGGCATATTCGTATGAACCAGAGCCGAGATAGCATTAAAGAATATGCTGTTAAGAATGGTTTTGTTCCAGACGAGAATGGCGGAATCAACGTCCAGAACTTCTTGTCTGTATCCAACGAAGCACAGAATTTACCAATGCTTGACTTCCGTAGACTTGAAACCGAAGTTATCTTCAACGCTCGTCGCGTTGCAGGTAAAGGTGCAAAGGTTAGTGAAGGTCAGTTCTATGGCGCTGTAGCGTCAAGAACTGCTATGAATATTGGTCAGTTCCTTGACTTAGCAAACATGGTGTTCAGCAACTTGAACTTGCTTCGTCTTGCATACATACCTAAGAACTCAATGATAGACCCATTTGCTCGTGCAAGTATGGCTCTTGAATCAATGGAACTTGTAAAGAATGCTTTGCCTGGAGTAGACAACATTGTCTACAACGCTGGTCTTCTAAAAGAATCTGCAAAGAAGTGGGTTCCAGGAAGCCCTGCATCCAACGCTCGTAAGCAAGCCAAGGCTGCACAATTTCGTGTAGAAAAATATAGAGCAGACTTAGAGCCAAAGATTACAGCTCATAAGAAAGCTGAAACTAAGTATGATGACTTAGATAAGTCGCTTACAAAGTTAATTGCTGCACGTGATAAGGCTAAAGACAAAGCTATGAAGAGCAACGATGTTGCTGTTCAAAATAAATATTACGATTTAGAAGACAAGGTCAACGAACTACAGTCTAAGGTAGATGACGCATACGATGAGATGAGTCGCCTTGGTGACCACATTAATGGTATTTCTAAGTTGATTGACAGTGAACGCAAAGACTGGATGGACTACGCTGAAGCGCAAGGAAATCTTAAGCAAAAAAAGTTGCTTGGTCAAGAAGCGGAAAAGATTGACGTCGACGGTCAGACATATACAATCCAAGGATTAGCTGACCCTAACGTTCGTGGCGCTAGCGCATACATGTCAGAGATTGACACCGCTACTAACTTTTATTCTGCATCACTGCAGTCAGAAATCTCTCGTCGCTTAAGAGCAGACGGAGCCCGCTTTGTAAAGATTAAGCGTAAAGACCGCGAAGAGTATATGAATGCTCTTGCACATATCGCCAACAGGCAGGTTCGCAACGAACTAGATATGCCAGTTGGTTGGATGATGAAAGGCGAAAAGTCCAACGCGGAAATCTTACAATGGCTTTATAGCCCAGCTGGTAAAGAATACAGACTGCGTATCTCAGAACGTTTTGGCGATGACATGGAAGCATGGGTAAGCCAGACAAGAGAAAAGCTTTACGCAATGTATCCAGATGAGAACCTGCGAAAGACTATTACCGAACGAGATGTTACATACCAAGAGGTCGACGCTACGCTTTATGGTAGAACCGACTTGCTTGAAGAAATTGATGGACCAAGCTTAAAGCTTTCTGACCTGACTGGCTCAGAAAGAATCCTTGCTCGTATAGGTGCAGGAACTGACTTTGCCTGGAACGTTCTTTCCAAGTCTGAAACAAGACTAGTTCGTAACCCTCTGTTTTTATCATACGCACGTGATGAAATGAAGACTCTTATCCAAGCAGCAAAACGTTCTAACATAGATGTTAGCGATGCTGTAGTTAATAATGAGATTCGTCAAGTTGCATACCGTAAAGCACTAACTAGAGTAGAAGAAACACTTTACTCATCACGTCGCTTAACCAACGGTATGTATACAGCACGTTATGCGATGAGCTTCCCCTTGGCTTTCTTTAACTCACAAGCAGTTGCGCTTCGCTTAATGGCTCGCAACCCAATGAATGCTTATTGGTATAACAGTATTCAGCAAGCATTTGATAACTACCAAGCTTATGAAGACCAAGATGGAAACACCTACTCTTCAATTAAGGATGTTCCAGAGGGAGTTGCGGTTAGCGTTAAGTATCCGCTTCCATTTGGAAACAAGCTTCCAGATTGGGCAAAGACAGCACTTAAGCCATACACAGACCCACGTGGTGGCGGTGTCAGATTTAATCCTAAGCAAATGGAGTTCATGGTTGCCGACCCATCCATCTCTTGGTTTGGAACTGCAACGATATCTGAAATCATTGATAACGGATTTAGCGCTGGTCCATGGAAGCTTTACGGTGAGCAAGTAGCGTTATCGCTACGTGAAACATTAGGCGATGACGTATATGAATCAAGCGTTCTATACGGTGGCTATCCAGTAGAAGGTAAGAACTTTGCCGAGAAGGTAAAGAACACCATGGTTCCTGGATACCTTCAGTCGTTAATCGACTCAGGTAAGTTGCCTTATCCAATCCGCACAGCATTCTCGCTTATTGGACTTGAGAAGAGTGAGCGATTTACTGATGAGGTTTATGCTCAATGGCGTAAAGGATTTGCAGATTGGGTGGCAGAAGGTCGTGTTGGTTCACCTCCAACTATGGAAACTGCTGCTAAAGCAGCAGGCAACATGGCGTTCATTCGTTCTGTTGTTCAATTCAATGCACCTATCTCAGCAACCTTTGACCCAGTAACACGTGCTGCTACTGCATATTATGCAGACCTAGTAGAGATGGCAAATGGCGATTACGACATTGCCCAAAAGGTTATGCAAGACGAGTGGGGAATTGATTCCATGGCACTCGTCGGCTCTAACCAGAAGAACATCTCAGGTTTAGCTGCAACATTTAATGATATTAAAGTTCTACGCAAGAACACAAAGTTGCTTGCAGAGGTTGGCAATATTAATACCATGTATGCAGGAATGCTTTCGTCTGGATATGGCGACATTGCTGGCACTGGTAGTGGACCAAACGATTATTCAACAGAAGTAGCATCTATCTACAAGAAGATGAAGTTTCCTGGTGGATTTAATAACGTTATTACTCAGAAGAGAAGCGATGAAGAGGTGCAGAGAGCAGCTCAATCTCGCGTTGGCTGGGCTGAATACCAGAAGGCTGTTGACTGGCGCAATGCCATGATGAAGCAATATGGAATCTCATCAACCTATGAGGCTAGGTATGAATACTCTGGCATCAAGCGAGTCTTTGATGACATGGTAGATACTGTTGAACAAGATTTTCCAAAGTGGTCAGAGGAAAGAATCCAAAGCCGTAAAGATTATTGGAATGGGGCAATCCCTGCAATCGAAAAAATTGCCAATGATGTTAATTGGAGAACTTACGCATACTCAACTGGTAATACCAAGTGGGAAGAAATTGCTTTCTGGGTTGGTAAAGCTCGTAACTTTAAAGACGAGTATGACCGTCCAAACAATAGTGACGAAAGGAAGTTGAGATTGAAGCAGAACTTTGCTCAATTCCATTATGACTTCCTACAGACAGCATCAGAAGAATTTGATGCCTTCTCTACAAGATGGTTGAACAACATGCCAGAACTAGATACAGAATTCGTGGTGACAGAGTGAAGAAACCTAATCGTAAAGATTATCCAAAAGGCACAGTAGGAACTAAACAATATAACGAAGACATGATTGCTTTTGAGCAATGGGTTAAGAACGAAGAAGCTAAAAAGAAACTAAACATTTCTCCTATTAAGCTTCCTGGTATTGACCCAGAGGCTGGCATTAATGACGTTCAGGCTAAATCTTGGTTTAAGTATGGTGCTGCTACCGCTAAAAAGGGAACAGAAGCCTATAAGTATTACCAAAGATTTATCTCTATATTGCAAAAGTCTGGTATACCTAAAACAAAATGGCAATCAGTTTGGAACGATGCTGTTGATTGGGTAGGAACTCCTGGCTCTGGCGCAACTGGCGACCCATCTATGTATCTCAATGTGTTCAATCCAGGAGATTACACTGGTGGAACTGGTAGCACAAAGAAGTATGGAACTTCTAAGCAACGAACAGAAACCACTATTCAATACAGTGCATCAAATGCTGCCGACTATATTGGCAAAACATTTGAACAAGAGATAGGTAGAACAGCTACCAAAGAAGAAATTGATGCCTACATCAGAGGTGTTAATGCTGCTGCCAAAAAGGAACCAGGTATCTACGAGGGAACAACCACTAATGCTCCAGGCAAGGGTGGGCTTCTAGAAACAACAACAACCAAGGCAACTAGCACAACTCCTTTTGACCCTGCTGTGTATGCACAAAACTTTGCTAGAAGTCGTCCAGATTTTGCAGAATCTTTTGCAACCAAGAACTTTCTAAAACTTATTGAGGGTCTTCTTAAAGACCCTAATGCTATTGGAACGGTGGTAAATGATGGCAGGTAAATATACCGTCAAAAAGGGTGACACTCTTTCTAAAATTGCTGCTGCTAATAAAACAACTGTAGCTGCTATTAAAAAAGCAAACCCTGTTCTTACTACTAATCCCAAGTATAACGGTGGCAATACAATTTTCTCTGGCACTAAGTTAGCAATTCCAGGTAAGACTACAACAACTAGCACTGCTAAGCCTAAGACTGGAACAACCACATCTAAAGCAAATGGCACTGGCACTAATACTGGAACAAGCACTGGCACTAATACTGGAGCCAATACAGGATTTTACACAGCGGGTATATCTGGTTCAATGAACCAGTCACCTGTGTATTCAACAGGTCGCGACACATTATCAATGGCTCAGTTGCAAGCCCAGTTCGGTATTACGGCTGCGGTTATTGCAAACCAACCAAGCTTATTGGCTGCGCTAAATAAGATTCTTGGTGTTGACGGTGGTCCAATGATTACCGACCCAGCATTACAAGAAGCAATTATTAAGGGAACATCTTGGTATCGTGACCAGACAGATACTCAACGCACATACGATTATTACAAAGCCACAAACCCTGGTCAATTTGCTGCTGACTTGCAGTCTAACGCCAGCAACATTGTAAAGCAGTGGTCATCAATGGGTCTTCAAATCGATGCTAAGACAGCGGTTGAATACGCCAACAATATGATGAAGCAAGCCATCATTAAAGATGGCAAGGTGGTTCGCTTTGACCAAGATTATCTAAACAAGATAATGGCTGACTCAATTAAATTTACCAAGACCAACTCGGTAGATGGTCGAGTTGTTTACACTGGTCTAGCTGGAAAGCTAGAAACCATGGCTAGCAAGTTGTATCAAAATGCATGGGATTATGGCTATGCCCAATCAAGTTCAAACGCAAACTTTACTAAGTGGTTTGAAGCAAGCATGAGAGGTCTAGTTGCTGGAACTTTAAATCCAGAAGATGTTGATAATGAATTACAATCTAGAGCAAAGTCATTTGCTCCTGGTCTAGCAAAGTATATTGACCAAGGTCAGACTTTACGTCAAGCAGCAGACCCATGGCTTCAGGCAATTTCTGATACATGGGAAGTAGATATCAACTCTGTTGACCTTAATGATGATTATGTCCAAAGAGCAATTAACTTCCAGGACGAAAAGGGAAACTTCTCAACTATGAACTTGTATGATGCAAAGAAACTTGCACGTCGTAGCGATAAATGGGACACAACCCAAACAGCAAAAGAAGAAAAAACTTCTATTGCTTCACGCATTCTTAAAGACTTTGGATTTTTGGGGTAAATAGATGCCACGATATGACGATTATGTAACCATGCCTTATGACATGTCTATGCCATCAACGATAGAAAACATGCCATATGACACATCTATGCCATCAACGATAGAAAACATGCCATACACTCCATCACTAAAAGATGAAGTAGCTAGCCTTCGACAAGCTATTGATTACGATGCAATTGAAAGACAAAGATTTGCTAACGCTGCAGCTGCTGCAGCTGCAGAACCTGCAGTAACAACTCCAACAAAGTATACAGTTAAACCTGGTGATACTTTATCTGAGATTGCTGCCAACAATAACCTTTCATTACAAGAATTATATGCTTTAAACCCTAAGTTTAAATCCGACCCTAAGTATCAGGGCGGTAACATGATTTGGTCTGGAACAACTGTAAAACTTGGAACTGAAACCAAGCCACCAAAGCCAACTCCAACGCCAACCCCCACACCAACAGATACATCTACGGACACATCTACCACATCCACAGATACATCTACGGATACATCTACCACATCCACAGATACATCTACGGATACTTCAGGAACAACAAGTGGACCAAACACATCAATTGTAGGTGGAGATTGGAGTCCAGGTGCTGGTGGACAAGGACCTGACGCTGCTGCTACAAACGCAATCCTTGACCAGATTAAAGCTTTGACTGAACAGATGGCTCGCATGCAGGAAGCTGCAGCAAAAGAAGCTGGTAAGCCAAAGGTTGTTGGAACTAGAACCAGACGTAAAACTGGTGGAGTTGTTGAAGTCATCGAAGTTATGTCAGATGGCTCTGAAGGTAAAGTAATCGAGTCCTACAAGGACTTTGGTGCTCGTGACTCAGTCATGAAAATGTTTGAAAATACTGGTCTTGGCGATACATTTATTAAATCGCTTATGGATACTATCGATAACTTGTATAACGAAAACATTATGCCTACAGATTCTCAGGTATTAAATACAATTTATTCAAGCGATGCATATAAAGCACGGTTTGCTGCGAACGAAGCTATTCGTAAAAGAATGGCTGAAGGTAAGGGTCGCCCTGGCGATAAGCTTTTATCTCCAGCAGAATACATTGCAACCGAGGCTACATACAAAGAGATTCTTCAAGAGGCAGGTTTACCTAGTGGTTTCTATGACCAACAAGAAGATTTTAGCAACTTAATCGCAAACTCAATTAGTGCTAGCGAGCTTACTGCTCGCGTCAACATTGCTGCGAATGCTTTACAAAAAGCAGACCAATCAATTATTAAGTCACTTAAAGATTATTACGGTTTAAGTCAAGGTGACTTGGTTGCTTACATGCTGGATAACAAGAAGGCATTTGACACTATCAACTCTCGCTTCCAGTATTCAACCGAAGAAGCCAAGTTGATGTATACCTCTGCAGAAGTCGGTGGCGCTGCCACACGTGCAGGAATAGGTGATGGAATCTCCAAGCAGTTTGCTGAAGAGATTACCAAGGCTGGCAAGGCAGACCTTGCCGAACGCGCATTCCAAGGTTCAGCCCGCGACCAAGAAGATTACAAGCGATTGATGGAACTCTACGGTGGAACCGCTGGAGTAGAAGACTTGGCACGTGAATCACTTGCATTAGCAGGTGGTGCTGAAGTTGGCATCAAGACTAAGAAGCTTGCATCCAAAGAACGCGCTAAGTTTATGACACAAAGCGCAATTGATAAAACGTCACTTGGTTCAAGAACAAGAAAAGCCGACGTTTAATAGATTCCGTCCCAGACCGTCCAGCCCTGGTGATGTGTATAAGTCTGGAAGTCATCACGTCTATAAATCAATACCCCTGTTGAGGAATACGTGTGATGCAAAACCCGATGAGGGTTTAACTACTAATAAAGGGAGAAAACAATGGCAGAAGAATACCTAGAGTATGACTACGAAGATGAAGACAATGGCAGTGGAACTGACCTTGTAAAGAAACTACGAAAGCAAATCGATGCGCTCCAAAAGCAAGTCAAGGAACGCGATGAAATTCTTTCGGAATATACAACACTAAGTCACGAAGCATCTATTGGCGAAATCCTAGAACAGTTCGGACTCAATCCTAAGATAGCTCGATTCATCCCAGATGATGTCGAGGTTGACGAGGATGCTGTCGCACAATGGTTAAATGAATACGGTGACGCATTCGGTATCGAAGCCGTTGATGAAGGAGAGCAATCTCCTGACGCTCAAGCATATGAGCAAATGTCAGAGTTTGATGACGGAACAATTGACCCATTTGTTGGTCAAGACTTAGCTTCTCGTATTGCGAACGCAAGTTCGCCAGAGGAACTAAGTAGCCTACTCAAGCGCTGATAATCCACAATCAACCCCAATTAGAAGGAAATCATGCCAATTACACCAGCAACGTCAACGACGACATCAACAATGTCGAACTTGATTCAGACGGCGTATGACAAGTATATTGAGTTTTCCCTTCGTTCAGAACCAATGTTCCGCAAGTTTGCGGACAAGCGTCCTGTCGATGTGACAAACCCAGGTAACACCGTCGTCTTCCAGGTCTACACAGACCTATCACGTGCTACATCAGCACTAACTCAAACAGAAGACCCAGATGCAGTAACACTTAACAATACCAACCGCGTTAACGTAACAGTTAACGAATACGGTAATGCTGTTATTACAACTGAGCGTCTTGCTCTTGAGTCACTTTCAGCAATTGACCCAGCAGTAGCAGACATGTTGTCATTCAACATGCGCGACTCACTTGATTCAATTGTATGGAACCGCTTGACCAGCCTTGCAACAGGTCGTTTCACAGGAACATCTTCAGCCGATGAGTCAACACTTAACGGACAAGATGTATCTGCATCTACAACAGCAGCAAACATCACAGCAGCTCTTGCTCGCCGTGGTGTAGCAAAGCTACGTGGAGCAAACGTTCAACCTCGCGATGGCGGACTTTATACAGCGCTTATCCACCCAGACGTATCATATGACCTTCGTTCAGAAGCTCAATCATCTGGTTCTGCTGTATGGCAGTTGCCTCACACCTACACAGAAGCTGGCGTAGCCAACCTCTGGAATGGTGAAATCGGTATCTTCGACCAAGTTCGTTATATCGAATCACCACGTTGTGAGTCTATCTCAGGTTCTGGAACATCAAAGGTATACGCAACAGTTCTTCTCGGAAAGCAGGCTCTTCTTGAGGCTGTTTCATACGAGCCAAAGACTGTTATTGGTCCAGTTACAGATAAGTTGATGCGCTTCCGCCCAGCAGGTTGGAAGGCTCTTATCGGTTGGAACATCTACCGCACAGAATCTCGTTACGTTATCAAAACTAAGTCAAGCATCGCTTCTTAGTTTATACAGTAAGAGGGGCGGGAAACCGCCCCTCTTCATATAAGGAGTTAAATGGCTAAGAAAAAAAAGGCTGAGGAATTACCAATTGATTTCTTTACGCCACTCCAAGAGTATGCGATACAGGCACATGAGTTATACAACTCGTTTGCACAAGCAGGATTCACTGAAGGTGAAGCGTGGGAATTAATGATTAGACACCTTCCTGAATGGGAATTAGAAGAACCAGAGTTTAGTGAAAAGGGAGAAGAATAATGCCAATGGTTGAAGGAAAGAAGTTTCCATATACCGCTAAGGGTAAAGCCGCAGCTAAGAAGGCTTCAAAGAAGCACGAAAAGACTGAAGGCAAAATGGAACGAGAAGTTGAATACGGTAAGAAGAAGCCTGGCGTTAAGAAGCCTGCGATTAAAAAGAAGAAGTAAATGGACCCAAGACTAAAACGAGCTGGTGTATCTGGTTTTAATAAACCAAAGAGAACACCTAGCCATCCAACAAAGTCACACGTGGTAGTAGCTAAGTCTGGCTCCCAAGTAAAGACTATTCGTTTTGGTCAACAAGGGGTTAGTGGCTCACCTAAGAAATCTGGCGAAGGCAAAGCCTATCGCCAACGTCGTCAATCATTCAAAGCTCGCCATGCAAAGAACATATCCAAGGGTGTTATGTCTGCTGCATATTGGGCAGATAAGGTGAAGTGGTAATGGCAAAAGTTTTTAGTGGACCACCAATGCGTATTAAGCTTGGTATGTCAGAAGATTTATGGTTCGTTTCATACCCATGGTCTAAAACTGTTGTAAAGAAAAACGGTGTTTGGTCAACAGTTGTTTCACCACAAGATAGCTCATTAAAAGATTATGACCGAGTATTACGTGGCGGTTATCAAAACCCTATAACAGATGCAGAGGCAGCGGAGTTAACTGCTGCAGGTTATGGAGATTACATTGTCGAAGTGTAGAAGCGGTTGCCCAACTCAAGACCATGAGTCCTGGGGAGAATGTGCTCGTGTATCCAATATTGGCATTAGCCATGAGGCATCTGCGGTAGCACTTAAAACTACTGATAAAGAATTGAGTGCCTATCGTGATGCTCGCAAGCTTGGCATTCAACCAGCCTCAACACAAATGAAAGACATTAAAAAAGCGGTCAGGGCATCTGACATTATCGGAAGGGCAGCACAAGCATAATGGCAACATTAAATCAGCTGACTGAACAAACAATTGGTGAAGTAAATTCATACGTTAAAAACCAAGAGTCTGTTACCATCACAACAAACACAACTACCTCTGGTGATGTAACCATAGCTGTTGACGATGCAACATCTATTAGCCGTGGCATTGTAGAGATTGATGACGAATTACTCTACGTTAAAAAGACAATTAGTTCTAGCGGAACTATTCAGATTTTAGGAACCGAAGCAAACCCAGTAGGTCGCGGTTGGCGTAGCACAACCGCAACAAGTCACGTATCTGGTTCTATTGTTAGAAACAATCCAATCTTCCCAAGAAGCCAGGTTAAGAGAGCTATCTTGGAAACAATCAAGGGTATGAACTTTCCTTGTATATCTAATACGACTTTTACATTTAATGGTTCCGACTACTCATACATCATGCCAGATGCATTAGAAGACATCACTGGAATCTCATGGGATGTTCCAGACTCAACAGGTGTCTGGGCAATTATTAAGAACTGGCGACTAGACACAAACTACTTTGATTCAGCAACCAACACAATTAAGAATGCATTGATACTTAAAGAAGCCCCCATGCCTGGGCGCACAGTTAACGTGCAATATACAAAATACCCAACAGGTATTACCGATAACCAAGAATTAACAGTCAGTGGTCTTCCATCATCTTGTGAAGATGTGGTTCGCCTTGGCGCTATGTATCGCTTATTGTCAACAGTTGACCCTGGCAAGGTAAGTGCAACATCTGTTTCCGCTGACGTTCTTGACCAACCAGTTCAAGCTGGTGCTTCTACCAATGCAGCAAAATATATCTTTCAGTTATATACGGTTCGTCTTAGCGAAGAAATCGCTAAGCAACAAGCCAACTTCCTAAACACGATACAGTATACGAGGTAATAAATGCCATCACCAACACGTTACTATAGTTCGACTGCAGCAAAGACAACTCTGTCTGGCTCACTCGATATTAATACAACAAGCTTAACGCTTGCATCTACAACTGGCTTACCATCCCAGTATCCGTTCACGTTAATTCTTGAAAAGGATACAGCCAAAGAAGAAATCATTGAGGTCACTGGTCTTGTTGGTTCGGCTTATACAATTACTCGTGGTGTTGATGGCAGCACCGCTAAGTCACACTCAGTTGGAGCGCCAGTTGAACACGGTGTTTCTGCTCGTGACTTTGCAGAATCTCGTTCTCATGAAGTGGCAACATCAAACATCCACGGTGTTTCTGGCGACTTGGTTGGAACCGCTGGAACTCAAACTGTTCCTGGCATAAAGACATTCTCACATATTATTATCTCTGGTGCTGACGCAGATTTAAACGTAAGCAACTATAAGATTACTAACCTCGCTACTGGAACAGCAACGGCTGATGCTGCAACCTTTGGACAGGTAAATGCAATCGCAGGTTCAGCAACAGCTGCAGCATCAGCTGCAACCACAGCAACAAACAGCGCAGCACTTGCACAGCAATGGGCTAACAAGACAGACGGAACTGTTGACGGAGTTGAATACTCAGCCAAGTATTATGCTCAAACATCTAATGCTGCTAACGCTGTGATGAAGGTTGACTTTGACGCTAAAGGTGACTTACTTGTTGGCTCTGCAAATGATACTTACACAAAATTATCCGCTGCTGCAAACGGCGCACTTCTTTATACAGACAGCACAGCAACCTCTGGATTAAGGTGGACATCAACAACCTCTGGAGTTAGATTAAGTGGAACCTCGCTTATACTTGATGCTGACCCAACCGTGGCTCTTGGCGCTGTAACTAAACAATATGCAGATGCAATCTCTGCTGGTTTGAACACACATGATTCTGTTGAGGCAGCAACTACATCTGCAGTGACTGCAACATATGTTGCTGGAACAGCCGATGCTGGTGGTGGCACTGGTATCGGTGCAACACTTACAGTTACAGCAACTGGTTTATTTATTATCGATGATTACACAACAGTTCTTAATGACAGAATTCTTATTAAGAACCAAGCAGATGCAAAACAAAATGGTATCTACCAAGTAACGACCGCTGGTGCGGTCGGGGTTTCTGCCGTGCTTACAAGAACAGATGACTATAACAACAGTATTGCTGGTGAAGTATTTGCTGGAGATATGGTTTTCGTTATCCACGGAACTTTGTATAACAATACAGGTTGGGTAATGAACTCTATTGGAACATCAACCAACCCAACCAAGGGTATCAAAATTGATACAGATAATATTCACTGGACACAGTTCACTGGTCTAGGCGTAGTAACAGCAGGTTTTGGTTTAACAAAAACAGAAAACACTTTGAGCATTGCTCAAAGCTATACAGATGAAATAGCAGTAAGTGCCGTAATGGGCGTTTACTAAGAGAAAAGGAAACAGTAACTAATGGCTGTAAATACAAAACTGCTGGCTAGAACAGCAGCATCAACATCAAGCGCAACCCTATACACTCAACCAAGCACTAGTGCAATTACGGTGATTACAAACATCGCCGTGACAAACACCGCTGCGACTACATCAACATTTACCTTATCAATTGGTGGTGTTGCAATTCAATCTGGTTCTAGCATCCCAGGGAACTCAACAGCATACCTAGACTTAAAACAAGTTATTCCAGCAAGCAATCCAGTCAAAACTGTTACTGGATTTGCTTCTACAACTGCTGTTAACTTTCATATTAGCGGAGTGGAGATTGTATAATTATGGGTATTAACGTTTATCCTGCGGTATCTACTGCAACATCTTTAGTAAAGAAAAAAGTCACTAGTCTACCTTCTACTCCTTCGAACATCAAAGACTATCCTTATGGTTCGAGCCATGGAACTGCAACTGGTGGAGCTGCGATTAAATACGCAAATAACACATGGGTAATAATTGAACCAGGTGGTCGAATCCTTACATCAACTGACCGCCTAACATGGAACTTTCTCCACAATAATCTTTTAGCAGAAATGGCGAAGTATGTTGATGCGTATGTTCCAACATATCGTCCAACACACGCCTGTAAGTCACTTGAATATGGTGATGGAAAATGGATGGCGTATTTCAGCAACTCACTTCTTATGACATCTACTGACCTAGTTACATGGACAGTTGCCCTCGACTTGTCATCATCAAGCTCTAACACTGGTCGAGGCACTGGTCTTAACAAAGCTGGAGCTACAGGAAGTGTTGCATGGAATGGAACAGCAAATCTCTGGATGCTGGTCAACGCTGGTAAATTTGTATTTACCTCACCAGATGGAACAACATGGACCGAGCGAACAACTAACTGGACAACCGCAGCTGGAGCAACAGCTGTTCCAGGAAAAGTAGCATGGGCTAATCAATTATTTATTATCACCGATGACCTTGGACAAATTATCACATCATCCGATGCAATCACATTTACGTTAAGAACCGCTGTATTTGGTGGAACTGCAGCTCGTGATATTGCTACCAATGGTCTTGGTTCAAACGCATCAGCGACAACAGTTATTGTTGGCGCTTCTGGTAAATGGGCTTATTCAACCAACGGAACAACCTGGACTGCAAACACAGCTAACGGAACTATTAACCACACAAACGTTATCTGGGATGGTTTTAGATTTGTTGTTAATTCAACCACTGCAGCTACTGCATATTACTCAGCAACTGGTCAAGGTGGTCTTGCTGCAACAGCAACACCAACCAGCTTAACAGCTGGTGTTGCGCTATCGCAACAGCTGGCATCGGATGGAACAGGTAAAGTTTGCATTGCAACCGTTACTGGATTTATTACATCTGCCGATGTAACAGTTTCTTGGGCTACGTTCTCAACTGTTGTTACACTTGGAACTAACGAATCTGTTAGCACAAGCACCAATATTGATAACAAGCGTTATTCCTGCGTTGACGGTAGTGGAAAGATATGGTTGACACAAGGTAAACTTGGAAAAGTTTTTGTGTCAACAGATAATACAGGAACAAATTGGGTATACCACAACTCAGCATTAACCAATATTACAAATACAACAACCCCTAACGATATTATTATTACTGGTTTATGGTATTTAAACAATACATTATTTGCTGCAAATAACACCTCTGGACTTCGTGTAAGCACAGATAATGGAACCACATGGTCTTCAACCATCACTGGCTTTAGTAATAATATTATCGGTATTGCGTATGGTAACGGTATTTATATAGCTATTACCCAGACAGCTGTTGGTCCATCAAGCACTACATCTGTATTCCGTTCAACTAATGGAACATCTTGGACTGGAATTAGCTCTGGCTCAACAGGTGGTGCAACAGCCAAGTTATTCTATAATAACGGAGCTGCTGTGTATGACACATTTGTATGCAGAACAATTACATTTGATTCAAGTCAACCAACTGGCTGGTTTGAAATTATCGCAGATGCCAACACTTCTTCACAATCAGTTGTTACTCGCACCGTAAACGGAACTTACTGGTGGGATGGTCTTGCTGGTGTCGGAACAAGCGATTACATTACATATCAACAAGATTTTCCTGGACAAATATCTCCAACTTCTACAACTTTTGTTCAAATAACACAGGGAGCAGAATACGCACCAAGTGCCAACGGCTGGCAAAAGGGTGGTTTGCAAGCTGAGGTTGGAGAAGGAAAGAGTGTTCTATTCTTAAGATATAGCAACTCTGCAAGCAACAACATTTCATTCCTTGTTTATAGAAATAATGGAAATTACCTTACTACAAGAAATTATTATACAGCATGTAAGGTAAATGGACCAGCTATTGGGTTAAACCCTGATGTTGCATCTCTTACTTCAATCAGCAATTATCCGAATATAGTTGAACCAATGTATTTAAATTACAACGCAAATATGGGATGGATAGCAGTTTACTATTGTTACACCGCAGCCCCTGCAATATACAACTACGTTGTAGTATCTTCAACAGATGGTATTACATGGGACTATGTTGGAAGTATTCCAGGTCTTGCTGGCACAGCTAATGAGTATCCATTTATATTTACAAATGAAACAGATAAGTTGTTTATTGTAACTTCAACATTAACAACCAACACATTGAGCTCACCAGAAAATGTATACGTATTTTCTACCAGCTCTGTAGATGCAAATAACTAAGGAGAAATAATGTCAATCAAATTAAAAATATCAAAGAAGCAAAAGGCAATTCTAAAGTCTTACTTCCGTGGAGTGCTGGTTTCTTTCTTAACATTCCTAACTAGCAACGAGCTTGGCTTTGACCCAGTAATCTCTATCGCTATCGCTTCAGTAGCAGGACCTGCTGCTAAGGCTTTAGATAAGTCAGAAACAGAATACGGCGCGGGGTCTAAAGAGTAATGTCTACCAACGAATGGGCTGGTATCGCTGTTGCGGTTACCACAATAGTTGCCAGCTTTGCTGGCTCAGTTCGTTGGCTAGTAAAGCACTACCTTACAGAACTTAAACCGAATTCAGGAACATCGATGCGTGACTCGCTCGACCGACTTGAACGTCGCATTGACGAACTATTTACAATCATAGCAGGTAAGTAATGAGTCTATTGGATATAGCCAAAGCAGAGGTTGGCACTAACGAAACACCAGTTAATAAAAACAAGTATGGTAAATGGTATGGACTCAATGGTCAACCATGGTGCGCCATGTTTGTTTCATGGTGTTTTAATCAAGCTGGATTATCTAAATCTGTTGCAGCGCAAACACCTAAAGGGTTTGCATCATGCGATGCTGGTCTTAAATGGTTTGTTAAAAAGAACAAGATAGTTACCGTTGGTCAAGCTAAGCCTGGCGACATTGTCTTCTTTCAGTTTGATGATGACCCAATAGCAGACCACGTTGGGATTGTTGTTGGCAACAACCCAATTACAAAGAACTTAACATGTATTGAAGGAAACACATCAAGCGGTAATGCTGGCAGCCAGTCAAATGGTGATGGTGTGTATAAGCGTAAGCGTTCATATTCGCTAGTAATGGCAATAGCTCGTCCATAATTAAGGAGTAAATGTGGCAACTAACAACAAGGAAATTGTTGGCGATTTACCCATAATCCTTAGCCAAGCAATTCCTCTTGCGCTTGTTAAATACAAGCGTGAAGACTTTGCTGCAAGCTATGCGATTGGTAATACACCATGGCTATCTGGTGCGTCAGACCAAAATCGCATTAGTCGTATTACTACGACTTACCAGAAGGAACGTATTGACCAGGGGTCAAGTGCGGGTGAGAACTCTTTGTCTAACTGGTGGCTTCGGTCTGCAACCTCTTGGCATCATGGTGCTGGAGAACGTTACTATGATGCAGACGATACAGACCTATACCGATTCTATGAATCATCTAACATAGATGTATTTTCTGACACTGGTTCTATAAAGCTTTTGCCTGTAACAACTCAATTATCTACAGTTGGTATTACGGCTAAGCCAGCCACGGTTAATGGTGGAACATTCTATATTCAAGGTAGTAATGTTTACTATTACAATTCAACAACTAATACAACAACATCTACATCATTAAATACATCAGCAGTAGCTCAAGTAATAACTACCGATGGTCACAATGCCATTGTCGGAGCAAGTGATGGCGTATGGCAAGTTACAACAGGAATGGTTCCAACCAAGCTTTGGAATAAACCAAATACTGTTACAACGTTTACTGCTCAGGCTATTGGTTTTGTTAAAGATAGAATTGTTATTGGTGTTAAAGAAGATACAACGCAATGCGTTGTCTATGAACTTTCTAGATTTCCTAATTCTTCTCCAGTCACAATAGGTAACACGGAAGAACGCTATACGTTTAAAGACTCCGAGCTTGTATGGAATTCTGTTGGTGAATTAAACAGTGCAATCATTGTTGGTTATACACTTGGAGCTATCTCAAGAGTGTTGTCATTTTCCATTGACCTAACCTCACCGCTTGCTGCAATCAAAGACCCAATTGTAATTGCCGAGCTTCCACGAGGCGAAACACTCAACCAGATTAGAACATACCTAAACGAGTATGTTGTTATGGCAACAACCAAGGGTGTTCGCATCGGTAACCAGAATTCAGATGGCACATCGTTTACATATGGACCGCTTAACCTAAGCGGTAATGTAAACGACATAGCATTTACTGAAAGATTTATTTATGCCACACGTTCTTTGGCTATTAATACAAAGAATGGTTTATGGAAGATTGACCTTGGTCAACCTATTGACAATGGTTATGCCTATGCTGCTGATTTGGAAACAGATACAACAGATGTAACTGGTATTGCATTTATGGGAACAACCACTAGAAAGTTTATTACTACGGCTGGTGGTGTATACCTTGAGCATCCAACACAACTATCGGCTATTGGAACCATTAAGTCTGGATGGATTAGATGGGGAACTTCGGAAAGAAAACAACCAGTATCTTTAGCTATTCGTAGCAACAGCACTGGTGGTGCTATTGGTTTTTCTGTATATGACCAAGAAAGTAATGCGACATCTATTGATGCTATTCCGCTTTCTGGAACAACTGAGTTTCAACTATCAGCTGGTCTTCAACCAGCCGACCATTTTGAAATTGAACTTACTCTTTCACGAAGTTCTAGCGATGCAACAGTTGGACCAACAGTAGAGGAATGGCAATGTCGTGCATTGCCTGCACCGCTAAGGTCTAGAACAATTACTGTTCCTCTATTATGTTTCGAGGAAGAGCGTGACTCAAACGGTGTAACACGAGTAAGCAATCCATGGGAAAGAATTAACTATCTAGAACGTATCGAACAAAATGGTGGTGCTGTTCTTTTCCAAGACTTCTCTTCACAAGAGGAGAGAGTATGCACCATTCGTGCTATTCAGTTTGAACAAACAAGTCCTCCATCGTTTGCATCAGGATTCGGTGGAATCGTTACTGTTCAATTGCAAACGATTGATACAGAAATTCCAATTTCTTAATGGAACAAAACAAACTAATATCCCTGGTATCACCAGGTGAGCGTCACCCCTTGGTCAATAAGGTAAGGGTGGCGCTAAACATAGCTGGAGATGATGTGCTAGATGCTCCCCTAGCCGAAGTGCTTAAAGGGTTGCAGCATACGCTTTCCATTCCAGCAGTCGGGTGCATCAACTTAGCCACGCTGGATGCGCTCGCAGTAGCTCCGCCTGAATGGTAGGGAGCAGAAAGAGAGGGGGAATCAGAAATGGTTCCCCCTCTTTTTTATTTTATTTTCTTGAACCAAGCCTGACCATTAATAACTATTGTTTCTAATCTGTCACCCAAGATATGTTTAAACCAATCAATGGCTGGCTTTGGGTCATAGAACTCACCTTGGTTAAGAGTCCATACGTAATCATCAAAGGCAAGAACTCCGCCAACCTTTAAACTATTGTAAGAATTAATTGCATCCTTCATAACTTGAAGCGCAGTATGGTCACCATCGACATAGATAAAATCAAACATAGGTTTATCCCATGGTTGACCAGCAAAGAATGAATCACTAGTTCCTATATACTGAAACACTTTAGTTCCAATAAATTCGCTATTCTTTTTTTCGTATTCTTCATACACTTCACTGAAGTTCATGTTCTTGTGGACAGGTTCTTCCGAACCTTTCCAGGTATCTACATCCCAGAGTATTGATTGTGGATGGCTCAATATGTTGTTCGCCATCCAGTTAGTTGCATCCCCTGTATAGACACCAACCTGTAAGCAGGCTAGTTCTCCTTCTCTTGGTGCATATAGTTCAAAGTTTCGCTTTGCATTTGATTGTTCAAACCAGTTTGGGTATGTCATTAGTATGCGCTCTTATCTTTGTTGAGGATTCGGATAGCCCAGTCTAACCCAGAGTTAAACCCTTCCATCCATTCATAATCCTTATGTTCCTTAGAAAGATGCGTCTTCGCATCTTCTATCTTTTTTATGAATATATCTATATCTTTCATCGGCTCGCCCTCTGGCGAGCCTTTCCCGCCCACCACCCCTCTACCCTACCACACCCTTGGTTAAAAATATCTTGGCGTGTCTTGCACCATATATCCAGATTGGAAAGATAAACTATGGACATGAGTAAACTACCCCCACACCGTTCCTTTAGCCAGCTGTCTACCTGGCAGTCCTGTCCACAAAAATACTACCTCAGCAAAGTGGCTATGGTTCCAGAGAAGCCTGCAGTGTATCTTGCTGCTGGTTCCGCAGTCCATTCCATGCTGGAATGGCTAAACCATGAGCTCTACAGAACCCAACAAGAATCTAATTGACCAGCGGGGAATACCCAGCAATGAGTGTATTAACTGTGGTTCTAATATCCAAGTTGTCCGTGCCATATTCCAAGACTATGAGTTGGTCATGTGGTTCACTGATTCATTCTGTGCGACCTGTGGGTCGCCGATGACTACACCTACACCAATTGATAATCCAGACTACATACCAAGAGAGAATGATGGCGATGAATTTAACTGAGAAATGGCTTGACATCTTCAACGAAGCTGTTAAAGTTACTGAAGAACAATCAGGGATTCCTAGTTCTGAGTGGAAGACAGCTGGTCGCAAGACCGTTGCCCGCCCAGATGGGGAAGACCTATCGTTCTGGCAGAGCGATGGACTCAAGCAGGTTGAGGGTTACCAGAAGTGGTATGCTCAGGCTGGTTGGAAAATCGCGACCATGCCTGACGGTCGTCCTGGTATCGAGTGGGATGCAAGTGTGCATTTCGGAGGCACACCTGTTCGCTTTGTTATTGATGTCGTTTACCAAGTGGGGGAAGACTTAGTAATAGTCGACTTCAAGACTGGTGCTAGGACACCGTTCGGTATGATTCAAGCTGGCTTGTATGCCAGCGGTATTGA